AGTCCTAGCTTCTTCAATCAGTAAACCTTTGACTGTGCCATCTGCATTGTACTCAATGCGAGGGACGTTAGCTGGGCTGTTGAATAACTGTAGTGTGCCATCAGGTTGATCGTATAGGACTTCTTTGACTGAGATGTTGTCTATTGAGCCTACAAATGACGATCTAGGGTAGCCTTTAAAATAAGTTTGAGTAGCAGTCTCAATGACCTCGTAAGACCCATTAGCCGCCACAGTCGTGCTTCCGCCGCCAGAATTAAAGCCGACACTAATATTACCAGACCCGTAGTCACTGACATCATAGGTTATTCTGTATGTCTTACCCACAGTAACTAAATTAAGCTGTTGTAATGACCAGTCGTTTGTCCCGTCATTGGTTGCTTTACCACTAGCAAATGTCCAACCGCCCTGCTCAAGCCAGCCAGTCGAACCGTTACTAAAGTCACCATTCGTAACCAGTTCTGAGCCGTAGCTAACTTTCCTTAAAGCTGTGCCACCTGATGCTCTAGTGAATGTAATCAGGTCTGTTGCACTATCGAATTGTTTAGTACCCATATCATTCACTCCAATCTAATACTGTGAAACTGCTTGTGGATGAACCATCGAATGTTAATTGTAGTGATGGCTCTGTGGATGGTGCTGATGCTGTAGCTATGCCAGTATCCGTAAGGTCATCTGACCACACTCTGAACTTACCTATTGTACCCATGAAGTCAGAAGCTAAACTTAGGTCTGTGGTTGACAGATCAGGTAAAGCTGTAGGTGTTGTGTTAGCTGTCAGTGCTGTACCATCGATTGCTCCGTTGACGAAGGTAGATCCGTGACGTGAGGCGATGTTGAAGGGTACATTGACGCCTTCTGTGTATGAACCAGCTGAACCTGTTCCTTCGCCCACAGATGTATTTACGCCATTAATTCTTTGTTGAAATTGGACTGCACCCTGATATGTCCCATTAGTTCTGTTGAAACTATTAAGTCTATTACTAGAATTTTCTTCCCAGTTAAAAAAGTAAGGGTTTAATGCATTACTATCATCATCAACAAAAGTCATCCTGCCGTCCATCTGTATTGACACAGAGAGAGGGTTGATTTCTTTGACGGAGACGTTGCTTACAAGTGTCGGCCCTGTACCAGAAAACTCTCGAAAAGTTACATACGTTGTGGTGCTAGAGGCTATAAATGTAAATGTTTTAGTACCTGTTACAGCCGTATAAAGTAAACTCTGGTTGTTCTCTGAAGTCCCTACGGCAAGGTGTATGTTACCAGAAGAGGGGCCTGTAATATTTAACTCGTAAAGCCTTCCAGATACTGTCGTAAAAGGTTGAGAAGCATAGACAGTTCCAGAGCCACCAGTTAAGCTAATAGCCCCAGAAGCATCCCAAACAATAGTTCCATTTGCATCACTAAGTGTCCAATCATTGATGTTACTATCAAACGTACCATTCGTCACCAGTTCACCACTAGCATACACAGTCTCAGGCCAAGGCATGTTAGCCGCAGGGACAGTCAATGTTTCAGCCGCCCTTGTTACAGTTGATCCTGATGTTGGGATGTAGCTTGATGGGGTTGAACCTACCTCTAGTTGTGCTGCGCTTAGATACAGACCTGTCGCTACCACCCCTAGGTACGAACTAACCCCGTCACCTGTTGTTAGACCTACAACCGCTGCCGAAGCGTCCGCACGGCTATCCGCTGTTGCTGAACACCGATACCAGCCGTTACCCTCGTCCGATATTTGAGCAGTTAAACCAGTCTGAACAGTGCCAATCGACCCCGCTCCAAGATTAAAGTAAGCATAAGCAGACCCGCTGGAACCATCCAACCGAATAAGTATCCATGACCTGCTCTCAGCCTTAGCGTACACGGACATGGTTTGCGTACTCGCTGTTAGCGAAGGGTTACGATACAACCAATGGTTTCCGTTGATGGCTGTTTCAGTCATATGCAGCGATGCACTACCGTCTGGTGCCGTTTCTCCCGTGTAGCTCTTTGCAACATTACCCGCAGTCCACCCCGTACTCATGTCAGAATATGGAAACAGATTAGTCCGAGCTTCACTCTCATGGAGTACGCCTTCGTTTACCCAAGCATCACCATTGTAGATGTGGTGGCCTACACGAGGTAGGTAAACAGCAGAATTTGTTGTTGGGATGTAGCTGTCGCCTGTGGCTGAGTTGTTTACCATGCCGCCTAAGTCACTGCGGTATAGGTGTGCACCCCAAACAAATATACCTGATGTACCGTCGCCAGTAAAGGCGCCATCAGGTAGTGTAGGTATAGCATTTATCCTTACAGTATCATTTGCTGAAGCACTATAAGATATTGATATAAGCCTCCAACCATTGCCTGCATCTTGAGACAAGGGTGTTACACCACTAGAAACATTTGAGATAGTGTCATCAGCAATGCTGAACCTTGCACCAGCACTACCTATGCGAAGCCAAGCAAAGCCATAGCCTGCGTCTTTAACGTAGACACTAAATGTTTGATACCCAGCCGAAGACGTAGGAGTTTTATCTACACGGTGCTGATTGGTACTTGTATCTGGTATTATTTTATCTGCTGTAGTTGTTCCATCTGGTGCTGTTGTTGCGTTTGCAGATACAGAAGAATTAATTTTACCCCAACCACTATTAGAGAAATCCTCAGAGTAAGACAGTAGGTTATGAGGCGCCCATTTGAGAAGACCATCTGAGTCTACCATTGTAGCTTGACCTGAACGAGTGTGAGTTACAGCAGGGTTTAAGTTTGACTTGACACCTGCAGATCTGTAGTACTCATTGATAAAGTCTAAAGAATAGGCTGGTTGTTTTGTCAGTACACCATAACGTAGAGCTATAAACGAAGCTGAACTATTACGTAAGTCTCTCATAGCCTCATAGAAGCTACTGTACTCTGACACCAAGAACTGATGTATCCTATCTGTCAAGGAACCTGTATGGGTTAGATCACCCATAGCCTTGTAATGCATATCATTCAGAGAACCAGTATAGCCCTGGCTCCTGAAGTACTGAAAGTCTTCATCTACTGTTGGGAAAAATATCAATGTGTGGGGGTGTCCTCTTTTTAAATCTACAAAGAGAGAAAGGTCATAGAGCTTACTAGAAGGAGTAAACTGTAAGCTAGACGGAAATCATCTCTTTATTACTTTTAGTTGGCTCTTGTTAAGCCTAGTCGTTCAGCATCATCTGATAGTAATGACAAAGCTTCTTTATTCATGTCTTCTTCTTCTTTAGCCTTGAGTTTCTTCTTGGCTACTGTAGCTGCTTCTTTGTCTAACCAACCCTTATCTAGTAATAGCTTGGCTGCACTAAAGGAACTTCTACCCTTTGTCTTCATCTCTTCAGCTATAGCTTTGATAGCTTCTGACTTAACCTTAACCTCTACTTCTTTTCTCCACCTTGCTATGTGGGTCTTAACGCCTGATGCATTGGACACGTTCGTCCATATATCCCAGGAACCAAAGACTGTCTGAGCAAACTCATATTCTGTTGGGTCAGCTGGAGCCATCTGTAGGTATAGCTTCTGTAATGACAAATACATCTTGCCGTGAGCCTCTAGGTCTCTGTCCTTGAGAGTAAACACAGCATCCTCTGTATCTGAGTAGCATAACTCATAGAATAAACTCTTGGTCTTTGTCTTACCGTTAGAGCCTTTGAAGTTTTCGTACTTGAACATCATGATGGTTTACTGTATCTTTCTTTTTTCTTTTAGGCTAATTCACGTAGTATACCATGAGTGTGATATATATGTCAACACTTAAATTAATTATTTATAGTATATTTTAAAAAATTGCTTAAAGGTATTGACACAAGTACAAATAGTGTGTATAATTTCATTACTAGCCGCCAGGCGGTATAAGTATATATACTATAGCTATACCAAGGTATAATCCATTACTCTAATGTTTATCTAAGCTTGGTAGTCTACGCAAGGTACTTACTGTAAAGCTTAGGGACACGTCCAAAGTAGTCGAAGACTACGCCTTCTCTAGATTCTACTGTAAGCACCCACCACCCACAAGATATTACATGTAGCCCACCACTGGTTAATCCCTATGGTGGGTTTCTTTTTGCATTCTAGGGAAAATCTTTAGAAAATGTTTTGGTGTAATGTACATATAGAAGGATACCCCGCAGCCCCCCTTGTCAATGCCCTAGTGTTGCATAAATATCACACCCCCAGGTAGTTGCAAAAGTATCACACTGTGGCAAATCTATCACAGTGTTGCAGGAATGACACAGGGGTGCTTAAAGATTGTTAGGGCAATAAACCAAAGCAATCACCAGTGTAATTAACCCTTTGTTATCCATTGCAATTCTATGGATCATGCAAACAGATTGACACAATGAGACACGTTCAGATTATACCGTTATAATATAACACCATATATATTCTTTTATTTGTCATTACATACAGACCTAAACCTTGGCATTGTCCTTTGGTTTGTATCAATATGATATTTTCCAGTCTATAAAAATAAGGGGTTTCAAGTTAATTTACATTTAATTAAAGTTTTTTCTTTACATTTTAAAAAGCTTAAATCTATATTAAGGGACAACTTAAACAATTAGGATTTAATCAAAATGACAACAATAACATCATTACACCACATTAAAAACATAACTAAAAAAATACACAAATCTAAAGACGGTTCTGCATGGTTAGAATTAAAAGCAATAGACGAAAACGGTTACCAAACTGAAATAACATTTTTTGCAGATGATATAAAAAGTTTAAGCATTATAGAAAACGGTTACACCCACGAATAATAATAGTTAACTTTAACATTGGCATCAACTATTGGTGTCAATTATAGAATTAACTTAAACCAAAACGGAAAGAAAATAAAATGCATTGGAATACATACACAACTGATCTAGACATTCCTAACAATTGGGAATGCACAAGCTACAATAATGACGCATTGCCAAGCTATCAAGTTTGCGGTTTGCATATATGGGTTGATAGTGGTGACGCAACCGAACGCCAAGCAAATGCTCATGATATATACGGGCTAGGCGTTGGCGATGCATTACCGCCAAGATTTACAGTATTCAATTCAGATTTTTACAATGGATTGGTTACAGATGAAAGCCCCGAGCTACTCGCAACGGATAGCTTTAAAGAATTACTAGAATTCGTAACAACAAAAGGAACAAACTAAAATGCAAACTATCACAACAAAATACCTAGGCGCAACCAATACAAAAGGCGCAAGAATGAAAGCTACACACACAGGCGGTTATACATCTGTAACAGAGGGCTACGACTACGCCTTGAACAATGAAGATAATCATATGGTTGTAGCTCATATGTTAGCACAAAAACTAGGTTGGACTGCAACTTATATTGGCGGTCACACAAAGCAAGGCATGGTATTTGTAGATGCTCAACCTGTCTATGCATTTACAGCAACTAATAAAGCTTAGTATTATTGGTGTCATTCACTAACGAGTGACACTAGATAATATTAAACCAAACAGAAGGAAATAAAATGACTAACTTTAAAGCAATGGTGTTACGAATAAACAAGGCTGTAACAATATCTGATTTGAAAGCCCTCGAAATATCCCTTTCACGTCTCGTTACAGCAGGTGTAATTACAACATCTGAATTCTGGAAGCTTGATGACAAGATATTAAACAGAATATTTGAATTAGAAACAGATATTCAAATGAGTGAAGGGAAATAAAATGAATGTATTAAGTTTATATGATGGTATGAGTTGCACGCAACTAGCCCTTAAATCTATAGGCATTAGCCCAAAAAAATATTATGCTGCGGAATTGGATAAGTATGCTTCGAGCATTACCCAAAAGAATTTCCCTAACACAATACCATTAGGTGACGTTACTAAATGGAGAGAGTGGGACGTTGACTGGTCAACTATAGATTTAATTGTGGCGGGGTTCCCTTGTCAATCTTGGAGCATGGCTGGGGCTAGGCTAGGGGATAGGGACAGTAGGGGTCAATTGTTTTGGACAACCTTAGATATTATTCAGCATGTATTAAAGGCTAATCCAGGAGCAAAATTCTTAATGGAAAATGTAAAGATGAAGGCTGACTTTGAGCAGTACATTACACACCATACTCAAGAGGCGTTAGGCGTAGTCAATAAGCATCTAATCAATAGTGCCTTAGTATCTGCACAGAATAGACAAAGGTATTATTGGACTAACATCGAAGGCATTTCGCAACCTAAAGATAGGGGCTTAGTTCTAAAAGATATATTAGAGAATGGGGTGACAGATAGAGAAAAATCTCACTGCATTGATGCCAATTATTTTAAGGGTGGTAACTTAAAGAGTTACTTTGAAAAGCATAGGCGACAGCTAGTGTTCAGCCCTAATGGATTGTGTCACGTCGGAGATGCTGACTTGAATGGCAACCAGTCTATCAAAAGAGTTTACCATCCAGAAGGTAAAGCACCAACCTTAACGACGATGGGTGGTGGTCATAGAGAACCTAAAGTAATAGACGTTAATGATATGACATGGCGTAAGCTAACACCATTAGAATGTGAACGTCTGCAAACTGTGCCAGATGGATACACTGAAGGCGTTAGCAATACCCAAAGGTATAAGATGTTAGGCAACGGCTTCACTGTCGATGTGATAGCACATATTTTAAGTAACTTGGAGCAAGTAAAATGAATAAATTTATAGTGAATACAATCAGTGACAAGACAGGTAAGCTTGTTTGTTATGAGACTGTGAGAACAAGAGAGGATGCCTTACGAGTTGTCAAAAGGTATGAGGCAATCAAAGGAATAACAAATGAAATCCAGGAGGTAAGCAAATGCTAGACGTTGAAGATAGACTTAGGCTTGCACATGAACTGGTATGCAAGCAAGAGAACAAAAGGATGCGTGAGGTATTCAACATAAGAACCTACAAAGAGGGTGACCAATGGACAGCCCAAAGGAATAGGCAGGAGACAGGTGCAAAAGGCGGCAGGAATAACAAACTTAAAAGACTATGGGTCAAAGAGAGGGTAACAAAATGATGTATGGTAACAAAGAAATTCAAACGTACACTATGTCTAAAGCTTTAGAATTTTATGAAAAAGGTTATGAAGTTTATATAGCACACCCTCTTGATGAGGATGATGATGATGAAATGAATAGTGAAAAAGAAATAATAGAAGGTGATGGACACTTATTTATAATTAAAGAGAGGGTAACAAAATGAGTAGATACTTTAATACAACCAAACATAAACGAGACAAGCAACGTAAAGACAGGCTGATGAATAGCCTTGTTTACCTAACGTTAGCCTTCGCAGCCATTGGTGTCATGTACACGTTTAGCTTGGCCTTAACTATAGTATGGGGGTGGGTGTTATGAAACATACACTTAAACTTGAAGGAAGTTACACTGCCTTTGCACATGCATACGTTGAGCTACCCGAAGGCATGACAGATAAGGATGTATCCCACGTTTATGACAAATGGGGTACACTTTATGTTGAGCTGAGTGATGGTAGTGTACTGGAACAACTAATAGATATTGAACCTGTCGATAGTAAAAGGCTAGACTATTACAATATATATTCAAATGAAATGGAGCTGTTAAATGTCTAAGGATAAAACGTTACACCAATACCATCAAGATTTAATCAAAGAGATAGATGATGCTGTATGGTTGGATAAGATGCCTACAGTAGATGATATAGAAGAAGACTACAGCTATCTTAAAGAATTAACCTATAGAACCCTTGTCAGGGACAAGCCCTAGGGTATCAACATTTTTATATCTGTCAAGAGGATAAAGGAAATAAAATAAATGGAATACAGAACGTACATAATGAGAGGCACTAAAGAGATAGAGGTGACAGGTGATGTATACCAAGATGGCATAGGCTATTGGGATGATCATCAGTTCGTAGTTGAAAGAGTGCCTGAGTTTTTTATAACAGAGGCATACAATAATGATAGTCGAAAGGCGGTGGCCTTAAAGTCATTGACATCCAAGGAGATACTGTGCATTTTAGACATGTTTACACAAGATTATTGGGATCAGATATTATGAGCAATTGGTTAAGCCACAAAGAATGTCCATACGAGGACTGCGGAAGCACCGATGCCTTCAGCTACAACCTAGAGAGTTGTTCGGGTAGGTGTCATAGCTGCGAAAGAAAATACCCAAGGACTAAGGACACTAAGTTCGAATGGGCAGCAGAAACATACCCTGTCATGGGGCAAGAGCAAGAGAAAGATGATTGGAATATGAACCAACAGCAACAAACAAACATTAAGCCAGTGCCTACAGAGGTACTGACACCTGTCTATAGGACTGTCAGGTCTATCAGTGAGCAGACCATGAGGTACTATGGTGTCAAGACATTCCTGGATAGCAATGGCAAAGAGGTTAAGCAGGAATATCCATACCCATCAGGAGGTATCAAGACTAGGTTTTTCCCTAAAGAGTTTAGAGCTACCAACCTCAAGTCGGACGAGCTATTCGGTATGAACCTATGGAATGCAGGGTCAGGTAAGATCGTAACTGTAACAGAGGGTGAGCTAGATGCCATGTCAGCATACCAGATGTGTAACTCAGAGAAGTATTCATCAGCATTTGTGTCACTACCATCAGCCACCCCAAGTAATAAGCTATGGACTAAGGCAGCCGATTGGTTAGGGTCATTCGAAAAGATCATACTGTCAATAGAACATGATGAACAAGGCAATGCTGTAGCTCAAAGGATAGCTAACCTATACCCTAACAAAGTTTACAGGGTACAGCATGACAAATACAAGGATGCTAATGAGTTCCTTGAGGTAGGGGCACGTAAGGAATTCTATAACGCATGGTTTAATGCTAAGAAGTATACACCTGAGAACATAATCAATACATCAGATCAGTTCTTAAAGATGTACAACACGAGTGAGAGCCGTGTGTATGTAGAGACAGGCGTCCAGGAATTCGATGACCTATGTATGGGGCTTATGCAGGGTCACTTCACACTCTTCAAGGCTCAGACTGGTATAGGTAAGACAGAATTCATGAGATACCTAGAGTATCACATACTAACGAAGCATCCAGAGATAAGCATTGCGGCATGGCACATGGAAGAGACAAAGTTAAGATCATTACTTGGGTTGGTGTCATACGAATTGAACCAGAACCTGACACGCAAGGATTTAATAGCACAAGACAGTGCAGAACAGAGGGTACATGATGCTATAGTTAAGCTGACCAAAGATGAGAGACTGTATCAATTCTTTTTGAATGATGAGGACGATCCCCTTGACATACTAGGGCATATACGTTACCTGTCTCAGGCTTGTGGTGTTCAGTACATATTCTTTGAACCTATACAGGACATAGCAGCTAACATGGGTGGTGATGAAAGCAAAGAGCAGTTCCTTGCTGACCTATCTGTCAGATTATCTAAGTTAGCAGCTGAACTAGGCGTAGGCATTGTAACAATCGGACATACAAATGATGATGGTGCTGTCAAGTACTGCCGTATGATAGAACAAAGAGCATCTGTTGTTGTAGAATTACAAAGAGATAAGATGTCAGAGGATGTTGATGAAAGGAATACAACTAAGTTGTTAGTCACAAAGAACAGACC